TCAATGGGAGAGGCTCGCGCAGCTACAAGTGACGCGGCTCAGTACATGGCACCTGATGGCAGCATTCAGAATATTGGGCAAATTGAGATTTCAGATTCGTCATCAATGGATCAGTTATCAGATCATCCAACGTACCGTGGTGGACTGAAAGGTCAGGGTATTGGCAAGCTGGATGTTGATATTGACGCCAGAGAGCTGATGGAAGACAAAGGTCGTGAGCTAACAGGAGACGCTGCAGACATACGCGCACTGAGCATGAACCATGAGTTAAGCCAAGGGGTGGTTGATGAAAAACTTCTACGCAGACTTTACGACAAGCAACGTCCACGGATCGAAGCGATCAGCAAGAAGTTCGGGGTAAGCATCCCGATTGCAGCGATGGCACTGATGGGCGAGCCAGAAGAGGCTCAAGCTGGGCCGATTAGCTCTGGGATCAAGCGCCTTGCATCAGCCTATGAAAAAGTCACCAGTCCACAGGCAGAGGGTGTCGCTAGAATGGTTGAGCAGGGCCAGATCAGCCCTGAGCAAGCCGACAAGTACACGAACACGATTAAGGCATACAAGCTGTTCAGGACAAAGGGCGGCAACACTGATGAGTTGTTCCCGTTATTCGTAAACGCCAACAAGCCGGTAAGGATGGGCGAATGGAACCCGGCAGAGTCTGGATCATTAACCGACGCTGGCAAGGTTAAGTCAAGCATTGGCCCGTTGGCTTATCGACCAGGTTGGCACGCAGGAGACGCGCCAGTTGCAACTCATATTGGAGGCAAGTCTGATAGCTCATTAAAGGCTCCAGATTATCGTCCAGCAGACCAAGTATGGGCCGAGGTCGAGATGCCAGCAGATGTCGATTGGCAGTCTGTTGCAGACTCTCGAATGGAGTACAGCAAGGCAGGCAAGCCGATACCGAGAACGGCGCAAATAACCGACCAGATACCAGAAGGTGGCTATTACCGATACAAGACCAATCCCAACATGACTGGCGATTGGTTGATTGCAGGGGACATGAAGGTCAACAGGGTTCTAACCCCAAGCGAGGTCTATCAGATAAACGCTGAACGTGGCGTTCATGATCTGCCGCCAGTTGATGAGAACGGAAAAATGCTGTGGTCTTTGGCTCTAGGGTCTGGGCTGACGGCTGCTGGGATAGCGCCAGAAGAGGCCAAGGCCGAGCTGCTGTCTGAGGTTCCACAAGAGCAAGCACAGCAACTGCAGGACAACTGGTCGCAGATAGAGGCGAACGCACAAGCTGGAATGGGCGGGATGGGCGTCAGGTCAGCGCCAGTCACGCAGGACGAAGAGGCAATCATCGCAGCACAGCCGCCAGCGCCAACGGGTGCAGACCTAATGCAGCAGGCCAATGATGACTTTCTGAGTAATATAGTCAATCAGCCTGAACCCGACTTTTTAAGTGACGTGCAGCAGTCATTACTCAGCGGAATAATGAAAACTGCAGGGATTGCTGACCTATCTGCTGATATTGCGTCAGCAATGTTTGCGCCGGTAATGTCGGCACCTGGGGCTGTTGCTCGATACGCTACTGGTAGCACTGCAGATGAAATAGCGCAGGCTCGTAGGGAAACCGAGGATTATTTCAACTACCAGCCTAGAACCGAGCTTGGGCCTCAGTACGGCGAGCAAGCCATGCAAGCAATAGGGGGCGCTATTAGTCCGTATATCCCAGCAATTAAAGAGGCTGCAGGCGAGAGCTACATCCTTGGAGCCATGAAGCAAGGTTACGACTACCTTGGCGAGCGAGAAAAAGAACTAGCCAAGGCATTGATGGATCTTAGCCCATATTAATTAACTCAAAAGGTATTGAAATGTACGGAAATGCAATGTTTGGTGGTCAGGACTTCGGCAACATGATGCAGTCAACTCAGAACAATTTTGCTAGCAGCATACCTCCGATAAACGTTGGCTATTACAACGCTATGAGCAATAACCCTGCGACCTATCAGCAGCCGACTGATCCGCAGCAGATGGATCCGATGCAATATCAGCAATACATGCTGCAACAGTATCAACAGCAGATGAGTCCACAGCAACAACAGGTTGACCCTTACGAGTACCAGCGGCAGATGCAGCAGCAGTACCAGCAGCAGCAATACCAGCAGCCATCAGCAGGCGGTCAGCAAATGGATCCGTATGAGTACCAGCGATACATGCAGCAGCAATACCAGCAGCAAATAAACCCGCAGGAGTATGCTCAACAGCCACAGCAGGTCAACACTGGTATCGCAGCGCAGTTGCAGAACGAGCCTTTACGGTTCAGGAACCCCGACTTCTATTCAGAACAGCAGTACCTTGGATATCAGGAGCCTGGCACTCGCAGAAATAGGCCGTAATGTTAATTTATTAGTCATATTGACCAACTATTGGCGTATTTGACCAATACTGTTATCATTACCTCCAACGGCTTCCACCCGCCGTTTCTTTGGGTGAGCATATTGGGGTCAAAATGAACGATCAGGCAGAAATAATTGAGGACGATGACGAAGAACTGGACACCGAACTGGAACTAGACACAGAGGTCGATGACGAAGTAGATGCCGATGAGGCTGACACGGATGCAGAAGACAGTGATGATTCAGATGGTGACGAAGATGACGTTATTATCGAGATTGAGGGGGAATCGCCACCTCCAGAAGAAGATGCAAAGGCACCGGGCTGGGTCAAAGACCTACGCAAGAGCCATAGAGAGCAGCAGAGGGAGAACAAGCAACTCAAAGAGCAATTGGCAAGACTATCTAGCGCGGCGGCACCTGCTACCGTAGAACTGGGCAAGAAGCCAACCATCGAGAGTGCTGATTACGATTCTGATTTATACGAACAGCAGTTAACTGCGTGGTTTGATCGGAGACGTGCGGTAGAAGACCAAGAGAAGCAGATCGAGGCACAGAAGCGCAGCCAACAGGACGCGTGGAATGCAACACTGTCAACCTATGGCGAAAACCGCAAGTCACTCAAGGTCAAGGACTTTGAAGAAGCCGAGACAATCGTTCAGGATGAGCTGTCAAACACTCAGCAGGGTATGATCCTGCAGGGCGCTGACAACCCGGCACTGGTCGTGTACGCATTGGGGAAGAACCCCAAGAAGGCGAAAGAGATTGCATCCATAAAAGACCCCGTGAAGTTTGCCTTTGCGGTAGCGAAACTGGAGACACAGTTGAAGGTAACTAACCGAAAGGCAAGCACGAAACCGGAATCGACCATCACTGGCAAGGCCCAGAAGTCGGGAACGGTGGACTCAAACCTAGAACGATTACGCGCAGCAGCGGAGAAGACAGGTGACTATTCAAAGGTCACTGCGTACAAACGTAGCAAGCGTGCGGGTAACTAACCAAACTATAATTAAGGAGCCATCATGGCTAACGAGTTTTCCAAAGAAGAGCGCGTAGCGTTCGAGCAAATGACTGAGGGCTTTGAAGACGCCCTGGTACTGAGTCGCAACGTGTCAGTCTACAACACTGACTCACAGATGATGGAGCGTGCAAACGACACCATCTGGCGTCCAATGCCTTACATCCTGAGTTCTATTGACGGCGCTCCTCGCACCGACATTAGTGGCTCATACCAGACTGCTACACAGTTGTCTGTACCAGCTACTCTTGGTTTCAACAAGACTGCACCCTGGACTCTTGATGCAAAAGAACTGCGCGACGCTCTGCAAGAGAATCGTCTCGGTACTGCTGCACGTCAGCGTCTGGCATCTGACATCAACATCGCTGTAATGAACGTTGCCGCTGCACAGGGTACTGTTGTAGTTAAGCGTACTGCCGCTGCTTCTGGCTTTGATGACGTTGCAGAGCTTGATACTGCGTTCAACGAGCTGGGTGTTATGTCCGAAGATCGTTACTTGGCACTGTCAAGCCGCGATTACAACGGCATGGCAAGCAACTTGGCTGGTCGTCAGACTATGAACCAGAAGCCTACAACTGCGTACGAAAAAGCGTACGTTGGTCAGGTATCAGGTTTTGAAACCTACAAGATGGATTACGCCAACCGCATCGCGGCACAAACAGCATCAATCACTGTTGATACTGATGGCGCTAACATCGACTACGTTCCAGCAGCTACTAGCACTTCAGTTGGCGGCCAGATTAACGTTGACAACCGTACTCAAACCATCTCTTGCACCACTAACACTGGTGTAGTTGCTGGCGATTGCTTTACGATTGCAGGCATTAACGCTGTTCACCACATCACGAAGCAAGACACGGGTCAGCTCAAGACCTTCCGTGTTATCTCTGTACCATCAAGCACCTCGCTTGTTATCAGTCCTCCGATCATCTCAGCGTCTAGCACGCCTACTGATCCAGAGAAGCAGTACCAGAACTGTGTAGCTAACTCAGTGTCCAACACTGCCGCAGTTGTTTGGTTGAACGTGGCAGCCGCCGCTATCAACCCATTCTGGCACAAGGACTCAATCGAGCTGATGCCAGGTCGTTATGCTGGTAACCCAGATGGCGCAACTATGCTGCGTTACACTTCAGATCAGGGTATCGAGCTGACGTTGACCAAGCAGTTTGCCATTGATACACGGGTCACCAAGTACCGTCTTGACACTTACTTCGGTGTCACAATGTGTAACCCAGAAATGGCCGGTGTTGTTATCTTCGGTCAAACCTAAATAGGTTGAGACGAGGGGGGTCGATTGGCCCCCCGATTCTTTCAAGGAATTGATTAATGCCATTAAAGAAAGGTTACAGCTCCAAATCTATTGCATCAAACATCAAGACAGAAAAGAAAGCCGGTAAGCCGATGAAACAAGCCGTTGCCATATCACTGTCTACAGCCGCCAAGGCTGCGGAGAAGGCTGGCAAACCTGGCAAGGCACCGAAGAAGAAGCCTAAGAAATGATCAAGCTGTACAAGCCATTGCTTGATGGTCACTATAAGCGGATAATGGTTCAAGACGTGACCCCATATTTGGATGATGGCTGGTTCAATAGTATCAGCGATCATCAGGCGTACATCGCCAAGTTAAACAGTCCCCCGGTTGAGACGCACTTGTTCGGAGCGCCACCGGAAAAGCCAAAGCAAAAACGTAAACCGCGCAAGAAGCTAGAGGCCGAGTAATGTCATATACCAAGCGACAGTTCGTCACCGCTGCCTTTGAAGAGATTGGCCTGGCGTCGTTCGTCTTCGACTTGACTGACAACGAGCTGCTATCGGCCTGTAAGCGCCTTGACGCCATGATGGCGCAGTGGAACGCTAAAGGTATACGGTTGTCCTATCCGCTGCCTAGCAGCCCTGAGACGACCTCTCTGGACGCTGAGACCGAGGTTCCTGATGCCGCCAACGAAGCGATCATCCTAAACCTTGGTATCCGTATTGCACCAGGATACGGCAAGACCGTATCACCAGACACGAAGGTATCAGCCAAGGCCGCGTACACAACGTTACTTGGTTGGTCAATGGGTACGCCGCCAGAGAAGCAATTCCCTAGCACGCTTCCTGTTGGAGCCGGTAACAAGTCGTGGAGATATGTAGACAACCCGTTCATGCCAGATCCTGTAGATCCGCTGACAACCGGCGGTGATGGAGTTTTAGACTTAACATCTTGAGGAAATAAAATGTCAACAATTAACCGTCTGTCCAGTGTAGATGTC